ATCTAAAGTTAAATCACCTGAACTTACATCAATTTCGTTACCACCATTTACAATTGTTAAATTATCTGTTGTTAAACCAGCAGAAGCATTTAATACGTCACTAACAACAAGTTGACCAGGTAAAGTTACATGACCACCTCTTACTGTTAATGTACCAACACTAACATTTGCATTAAATGTGGCATTACCTGCTTCAGACATATCAAAAGTTAATGCTGTAATAGCAGAACCATTATCTACACCTTGAATTTTAAAGTCTTTATCGTTTACTTCACTTTTTAAAACAATGTCTTGCGATACATTATTAAGTGATAAAATTGATGCTCCAGCATCCTTAAAGTAAACATTACCACCGTCAGCGTCTAAACTAATATCGCCAGATGCATCTATTGTAAAGTCGCCAGTTCTTGTAATTGTATCTATCGCAGGAGTTGTAAGTGATAAACTTGAAAGACTTAAAGTAGAGCCATCACCAATGATATTGTAAATTTCGTTAAAGTTATCATTTATAAGATCACCACCATCTCGTAATGATGTTCCTGTACCATCATTAGCACTTGATCCTATACTTATTGATTGTTTTGCCATTTATATCTCCTGTTATATTTATAATGCTTTTGATGTATCAAATGTTATCTGTGTTGAACTAAATTCACCAGTTGTTGAGTCAAAATTACCCGTAGGTCTGGATATAGTTGCAGGAAAAGCAAAGTTTGTTTTAATTTTTCGACCTGCCTCAGATGATGTTAATAAAAATATTGCGTTTGTATTATCTAATGATGTACCAGTACCTTTAATCTTTAATTCATTTAATCTTTCTATTGTTACTTTACTATTTGCAGTAAATTTATTTACATATGAAGTATTATGTAATCTATTAAGTGTACCATAAGTTAAACCTGCATATGCAAATCCTTTTTTTACAGAAACATTGTTTATTGTTCTTCTAATTCTACTTACATACTCAATATCAATAGGAGCAGCAGTTAGGGTAACATCTCTTGTTGTTTTATCAAATTGTGTTATAGTGTCAGTATCTATATCAGCTGCAACACCTAATTTTGCATTTGCTCTTAAAGATGTACCATCAGTTGTAGTACCTAATCTTCTACCAACAATAACTGAAAATATTGTTGTAAGCATAGTTTTAAGTATCTCGGTAGTACCAGTATTTTCACCAGTTATGAAACTAATTTGAGCACTAACTCTACTTTCAATCGCAATCTCTCCTCTAACAAGAAATCCAGATGGGTGTAATGTTTTAACATATGCATCTTTCCATTCGTCTATTGATCTACCTACTTTTATGATATATGAATAATCTTGGTATAATAAACTATCTTGTACCCTCATGGTATTTTCTGATGCCCATCCATCTTCATTTATAAATTCACCTTCAGATGTTACAACAGCAGCAGTGCCTAAAGTACCAGTTGCTTGTTCTAATCTACTAATAGTAGCAGTTGCGCCATTACTTGCAGTTATAGTTGAACCTGCAGTGTATGTACCACTTGCATCTTTTACCTTTAATACGTTTGTGTCTGTGTTAAGTGAAACAATTGTAGCAGTTATAGAACCATCAGTAATTGTACTGTCTTGTACAAAACTTCCAGATATATTTGTTAGTAGTAAATAAGTTGGTAAAACTATTGTTGGTGATGGTGAATTTTGATAACCAAAACCAAAATCAATAACTTTTAATGTTAATACTCTTCCTATTTGAGCACCGTAAGGTAATAGTTTTGCACTAGCGCCACCACTTGATGTTATTGTTGTTGTAGGTAAAGATGTGTATCCATTTCCAGGACTTATTATTCTTACGTCTGTAATATCACCATTACCTGTACCACTTTCTTGTACAACCTTATCGCCATGATATGCATCACCATTTTGTGTTTCGGTTTCTAATATTAGTTGTCCTGTACCAGTACCACTTTCTAATGTTACACCACCATTTACAACTGATACTTTTGCAGTTGCTGTACCAGAACTAAAATTAACAACATCTCCTATTTCATAACCTGATCCACCATTATCAACAATAACCTCATCAATCTCACCAGGTCCTATATCATTAACTTGAATAGAAGCTCCAGTACCACCAGCAGTTAAAGTAATTAAATCATTTGAGTTGTAGAGTGAACCATCATTTGTAATAGTTTTATCACCAATTATTCCTGTAATAGTTGCTGTGATTATAGCATCTTCATTTGTATTATCTATACCTGTTATATTTTGTCCTGCAACAAAAGTACCATCTATTGAGTCTAAACCTAAAACTAATTCTACAATCGTGGTACTACCTATAATAAATTTAAAAACATCTTCAACAACTGCCGTTGCTTGATTTACAATGTTAGAAGCTTTTTGAGTAATTTTTTGCCCTATAAGATTTGTTGCATCTACGTCACCTACTTCAGTACAACGTAAAATAGTTTTTGTTTCCCATTTACCATCGGAAACTCTTAACATGTTTTCTTTAGGATATCTTATTTCAGCGTTTTCATTAAATAATAATTTGAAAAATATTTCTGATGCTCTTTTAGTACCTTTTGCTTGATAAAGTGATTTTACATTTTTTATAAGTTTTCTTTTATCTACACTTGAATGTAAATTTTCTGGTATAGATGAAAGAAAAGAGTTTCTAAATTTTGTTAAAAATCCTTGTATTGTTTTATCAGTATTAGCATAATCTAATAGTTGTTGAATATTTTGTACAGGATTTCCTCTATATCTAGCAATAGTAGCTTTTGCACCTGAAGACTGACCAGTGATTATTTCACCTTCTATAAATTTATTTTGATGAGATACAAATAAACGTGAATTAGCATCAACGTCTTCAACTAATACAGTTGCTGATGCACCAGATGTTTCTCCAGTTATTGTTTCACCATTTGTAAAATCACCAATACTTGAAGTTTCAAGTAAAATTCTATCTTCTCTATCGTCACTAAATTGGTTAGTACCATCTAAACTAAAAAAGTTTACAGCGTCAACAGCACTATCTAATTGTAAATGATTTGGATCTTGTATATCTTTTAGTGTTAATTCTGCTGACTCTAAAAATTGATAATATAGTTTTACAAATTGTAAAAACTGTGGGTGATCATCAAGTACAAAATCAGGTACTTGCGAATTAATTAAATGTGAGAGTTTATCCTTGTAAGTTGCCATTTCATTTAGTAACTACTTGTTGTAGTATATCCAATACCAGCGTTTGCTGAACCACCTACAAGTGTATCAGCTTCTACTGAAACTGTGCTGTTTGCTACATCTATTGATAATACCTGATTTCTTAATGGCACAACATCATTTGAGTTTGGTTTTACAGTTACCTCTAAAACTGTTGTTGTTGCACCTCTAATATTTTCTAAACTTGTTATGTTTAAAGAATTAATAATAACTTGACCAGTTGAATAATCTATTGTTCCTTGATTAGAACTAGCATATGATCTAGTTGATCCATCAAATCTATATCTTCTTACATTACCTTGACCATCATCATCTAAGTAATAAACATTTGTTGCATCACCATTTATTTTAAAACCAGATGTTTCTAATATACCACCAGAAGCAGAATTATGTCCTGCATGTGGATTATATAATGCATTTGAAAAGTTAAGAGTATATTTTGTAGAACTATTAAGTGTTGGCGTAATTTCTTTTCTTAATTTAATTGTAGTTATGTTTGATAAAATACTAGGATCAGTTGAGTCAATCAAACCAATTAACCTTGAGTGTCTAAAGATACTATCAAATTTTTGTAATGTGTTTGTATTATAATTTGTAAGTGTTGTAGTTATATCTGTTTTTAAAGTATCGGATGATTTTGTTGTTACCTTTTGATCAAATTTAGCAGATACATTTAAAATTAGATTAGTTGTTTCAGTATCAATTATTTCTGGTGTTACCGATGCAACAGAATATTTTTTCAATTCTGTAACTAAATTATCTTTTGTTGTTTGAGTAAGATTAGAACCACTTTTAGGTAATATTGAAATGTAAACTCTACCATAAAAAGGCACTTCAGCATCTTCACCACCCCAAGCAGATACTGCTTGAGCATTTGCATATAACTCTCTTACTTTTAATTTATAATCTTCTACTGTAACTGCTCTGTCCTGTGATGAATAAGCTTTTGGTGCATTAAATCTTATACTATCATTTGTCTCTGCTTCTGCACCATCAGCTGCATTTGAATTTACAGTAATTGATACGTCTGAAAACCCACCAACGTTTCCTGATAAAGCAAAACTTTTAGCACCATTAGCAGCTGCTTTGTTTGTAACAACATATTGTAAAGTAATTATGTTGCCATTTTCTAAAGCTTTACCAATTACACCATCACCAAAATAAACTTCAAACTTACCATCTTCCGACTCTTGTAAAAAATAAACTTTAGATGTTGAATCTAATTGTGTTATTGATGTTGCTTTTGTATAGGTTGCTATTGTTGTATCAGTTGAACTATTTTGTACTTTAACAGTTAATGTATCCGTATCAGCATTATTTGATTGTATTAAAAATTTTTGATCAATGTCCGAAGTATTAACTGTATAGTTATAGGTTACATATGTACCTTCATAAATTTTTAAATTAGAAAATGTATAAACACCATCAACAGGTGTAATTGTATTTGAACCAACTGTTACAAAATTATAATTTACATTATCAACACTTGTTGTAAATTGAGTACCAGCATTCATTGTAATGCTTGAACCTGTGGCATTATTTACCACAACATTAATATCTGCTATAGATGCCTTTGCTGAATTAGGTGTATAACCAAGTGCTGTTGCTAATGAAACAATACTATCTCTTAAATCTGCTGTATCAATAAACATTTCATTTGCTAAAATATTTGCGTTATAAGAAAGGTAGTGTGTATTGTATGCCAATAAATCTAAAAGTATGGACATACCTGAACCTTCAAAGTCATAATCTTTGAAGTGATTTTGGTTTGATAAAAATTGTTTTAGGTTTGCTTTTATAGCATCAAAATCTAATTGTGAAATATTTAATTTGCTTGCCATGTTATCTTAGCCTTTGTAAAAATTCTGTAATTGTTACATCTTCGGATGTACTAATAACTTTAAAATTAATTATAACTTTATATCTATTATTATCTATGTCATCAAAAATTTGAACTGAACCAACAGATGCTCTTGGTTCAAAATTAATAATTACCTCTCTCACTCTATCTTCCAATAACACAGCATTAAGTGGTGTTATTGGCTCAAATAATAATGCTCTAACAGATGAACCTAATTCTGGATGAAAAGGTCTCTCAAACTGATTTGTCATAATTAAATTACGAACTGATCTTTTAACAGCTTCAATATCAGTTAATCTAGCAACATCACCTGTTGCTGGATTTTTAGTAAAATTCAAATTTAGATCACTATATTTTTTTACTGATCTGCTTGAATTGTTAGTTTGTGTAGCGTCATATATTGCCATAATACTATTTATATCTATCCTGCGAATACATTGTCAGAACCGCTAGTCATTGCACCTGCATCAGCACTATCACCAACTCTTGCAATTGGTAAACCTGCAACTCTAACCGTTGATGAACCTACATTTACTTTTGCAACATGTGGTGCACATGGTGGATTAGGTGGAAATGGGTGTGATACAGTGGAATCAGTTTTTCGTGCAACTAATATACTATTTACTCTTACAGTTGATTGACCAGGAGTGTTTAAAGTTGTTGATCCTGTACAAATATGACCTGTTGATAAAGAATCGCCTTTTCTACACACTTTTGGCATCTGTTATTTCCTATTATTGTTTTCTACCTTGCGAATTGTATGGTTTGTATTGTCTTTTTTTGTGTTTATTCATGGAAGACATCTTTACACTTCTTTTTTTCTTAGATTGTGAAGTTTTTTTTGGTTGACTTACATGAGCAACGTATGTTTTTGATATTTTAGCCATTATCTACCTAACTTTTTTGTTCTACCCCAAGGCAACTCAACTGCCTCAATGATTTTTTTGCCTTTTTTAGAAATATACTCTACTCCAATCACTTTATCCTTAAAATTATCTTGGATTGACTTAACTGCCTTAGTTAAACTCATTTTTTCTGTTGATTCTTCTTGTCCTGATTCGTTCCAGAACTTAAAAACTCTCATTTTTTTCATAATTTACTCCTTTTTAGTCTATTTATATGCCATTTTGTTCTTGTTTTGTTCTAAACACGCCAGAATACCGACTAGCCACGGAAGAATCGGACAATTTTTCCATTTTTTACTTGAATTTTACATAAAAATACGGTATAGTAATAGTATATGACAACAAAAAAAGGAGACACTATGTTAAAAAACACTAAAATAAACTTTGTATCTGC